TCAAGAAACCTTGTAAGATTGCTTGACCCGCTCCGAATAAGTCAATATTCCACAATTGGTCAAAGAATCCCGTCACATTGCTTACAAGACTAGATACAGCATTTGACATGGTATCCCACGATGATTGTGCTCCTGAAACAAGATTGTCAATAATACTTAACACACTAGATTTTAAAGATTCCCATGCTGAACTTGCCGTTGACTTGATACCTTCCCACAAGCTAGAGAGAAAGTTCATGAAGCCGTCCCAGATACTTTGAGCTTCCTGTACCAAACCTGTAATCAGACTTGATACAGTAGATTTTATCCATTCCCAAGCTACGACTGCTGCAGTTTTGATACCTTCCCAAATTGTACTTAATGTAGCGGATAAGTTTTCAAAAGCAGAAACAACGAAACCAATTATGACATCCACAACACCAGAGAAGTATGTTTTAATACCTTCCCATATCAAAGAGATACCATTTTTAATGCCTTCCCAAATCAGCGAAAGGTCAGCTCCAAGCTGGCTAAAGTTACCTGTAACAAGGTCAATGATAACTAAAACTGCGCCTAAGAAGATTGATTTGATAACTTCCCAAACTCCTTGGAAAATCATTTTAATACCTTCCCAAATTTGAGTAAGACCACTTGAAATATTATTCCAAATATTCATAAATCCGTCGATGAACGGTTGAACAACTGTCATAATAGCTGTAGTAATCGCTGTCCATGCCATAGATGCAGTCTCTTGAATACTTACCCATAGGTCAGAAAAGAATGTTACGATGTTATTCCACATCATCTTCAATGATTCTATGTAAGCATTCCATGCCATAGAAACTCCATCCCACAATGTGTTGGCTCCTTCAGAGATTCCACTCCAAAGGTTTACAAAGAAATCTGCAATTCCTTGCCAAGCTCCTTTAATCCAATCTACAAATGCTGCCCAAATCTGTCGTCCTATTTCAGTCTGAGTGAAGAACCATGCTAACGCAGCAACTGCAGCTGCAATCCACCCTACTAGCGGAATAGCTGAAATAGCAGCTGTGATAGATCCAGCAAATCCTGAAATAACTGTTTGAATTACTGCAAAAATCCCTGGTATTCCACCTAGTGCTGTTACAAATGAAGCAATTTTAACAATAGGCATTCCAACACCTAATGCAACAATCGCTGTTTTTAACAAATCTGCTGCTAATTTATTTTCTTTGAAAAAGTTAGTGATTTCTTTCAGAATAGATGAAACAATTCTCAATGCTGATGTCAACGCTTCAAATGCCACACCTAAAAGGTTTACACCTTGTTCACCATCCTTTATACCTAACAAATCACCAACAAAATCACCAACAATTCCTAATACATCGCCAATCGCTGAACCAATATTCTCAAAGGTCTCACGGATATTATCTGCAATATTAACAATTTGGGTTGCAGCTTCTTCAGAAAATCCAAGAGCTTCTAAAATATCAATATTATCTTGCTTGCTTAATGATCCAAAAATCATATCAAAGAATGTTTGAAAAATACCACTGACACGAGATAGCTGTGTGAATACTGCATTCCCAAATTCTTCACCAAATAACTGAGTAGCTACATGACTTAGACCTTCGCTAATTACAACCCCTAAACCTGACATAATGTTTCCAATCATTGGAAAGAAGTTATTGAAGAGAAAAGTTGAGGTTGTTTCTGCTAAAGCTTGTAAAGACGGAAGAATATTTTCTCCCAAAGCTAACTTTCCGAGTACATTCTGTGCAGCAGCTTTCATAGCGTTAAATGAACCAGTGAAAGTAGATGCTGCTTCTTTTGCTGTTGTTCCTGTAATATCCAAATTTTCTTGGATAGCGTGGATTGCTTGATAAACATCTGACAAGTTGTTAATGTCATACTTAACACCAGTCAGTTTTTCTGCATCTGCCAACAAGCGTTGCATCTCTTGTTTTGTACCACCATAACCTAGTTTAAGGTTATCTAACATAGTATAGTTCTGCTTTGCAAATCCTTGATATGCAGTCTGGATACTCTCCATAGATGTACCCATCTTGTTAGCATTGTCTGACATATCAATCATGGCCATATTGGCAATATCTGCTGCTTTATCTGTATCTCCACCTAAAGATTGTAATAGACTTGCTGAGAAACCTGTTACATTCTCCATATAAGCATTTGCTGAAAGTCCAGTGGTTTTGTATGCTTCATTTGCAAAACCCTTTACTTTTTCTGCCGATGCTTTAAATAAGGTGTCAATTCCTCCAAGCGATTGTTGGAGTGCTGCACCTTCACTTAATGCTGCTCCAATTGCTTTACCAATTCCTGCAGCTGCAATAGCGCCTTTGAGGGCACCGATTAAACTTGAGCCAAGAGATTTTCCAGAGCTTACTCCAGCTGAAGCTACCTCTCCACTCATTTCTTTCTGAATCATCCCAGTGATGCCTCTAGCTGAAGGGATGATTTGCACATACGCTTTTCCTAATTCTGTCGCCATTAGTCATCACCTCCTAAACTGGCTAAACGTTCTTTGTAGCATCTTTCAAATTCCTCGCCAGATTGGAAAACTAGATAGTCTCTATCTTCTTCTTTATCTTCCCTGTGAATAAATTGACTTGCTATTGATTTTGGTTGATTGATACCTTTCTGACCGTCTTTAGTTTGCAACCATAAAGAAAGTGATAACTTGTCAACCATCAAGGATAACAATAAGGTGTCTAGTGAAACTATTTGGTCAGACATTAATTTCTTAATTCTTGAATCATCTCTTAAACCATACGAAAAAACAGCTACCTTTGATAGAGGTAGCTGCTTATAATCGTATATATTATAAGTTTCAGCTAAATCACAGATTAGAGCATCTTCATCTAGCTTTATCATCTGCGCAAGGATTAGGATTTTTTTACTTCTTGAACAGTCTCAAAAACTGCTTTCAATTCGTCTGCAATTTTTTCATTTGGGATGATGCCATCTTCTTCACGCAGATGATCTTTAAATGCCTTGGCTTGTTCTTCTCCAAAAAGAAGTTTTAAGACTTTAGGGAACGCTTGTCCATTCCCTTCATCGACCTCGCCAATTAATTCCAATAGTTCGTAGTTGTTCAACCTACGCTCTGAAATTTCAAACTTAAATCCTGATGGAGTTTTCCCTTTAATTGTTTTCGACATATATTATGCTCCTTGCATGTATTCGTAGTGAGTGTTTCCTTGGTCGTCTGGCAATGCTGTGATTGTCAATTCATAACCAATTGGATCACCGTCTTTATATCCGATTTCTCCAATCTCGCTCACTTTACCACGAGGGATAACAATACGTTTAACTGATCCATTCTTCAACATCATATCAATTACAAGGCTATGCTCTGGCAATTCATTCGCATTAGCTTTAACTGTGATACCTGTTGCAAGTGTTCCTGTTACATTATCTGCACCATAAACTTCTTTCAAGACTTCGATATTCAAGCTTTCAATCAATTTGAATTTGAATGTATCTTTCTTGTCAGTTTGTGATGATAATACTGTTTGACCGCCCCATGCTTTGACTTCTTCGCTTTCTGGAGAGTTTTCATTTGTCAATCCATCTTCAGAGATATACCCCAAAGTTTTAAAAGCTTCATTAAGTGCAGTCTTAGCATCTTGTGGTAATGCTGTTTTAAGTGGTGCACTTGATACTGCTCCACTGATATTCGGTTTTGCTGCTGTTACGTTTGCTGATGATGCTGATGTTGTAACCATTTGATTTTCTCCTCTTTCTTCTGTACCTGAACCCATGAGTTCCTCCTGTTAAAAATAATTAATATCGTACACTGCTTGATAACGATATTTTTTCGTTCCTATATCCGTAAAGTTGTAATCACTGTTATGATGCACTCCACTCACTTCATTGACCGTTACAAGCTTTTCAACTGTCTTTTTGACAAGCTCATTTAACTCTGCCGATTTTTGAAGTGATGGCGCATAACTTTGAAAAGCAAACGTGGCAGAGTGTGTGTAGTCACTACCACCACTTCCAGTCTTTTCAATGATTACGAAACTTTCTGGCATATCTTTTTGATGCTCAAAAAAAGACGGAACATTTAAGTTCGCGTCTAAAAATTTCTTTATGACAAGTTCAATCATTTTAATGCCTTTAGTAAAATATTGTATTTAGCATTTTTTTTCATGCTTTTTATGTCGGTTGTACTTATCTTAGCACTAGCACGTTTTTGACCAGGGGATACTTTTAATTCAAAACCATCGCCTGCACGTTCTGCCACCACTTGACCTTTTTCTGTCAATAGACCCTGCATTTCTCCTGATCTTAAAAGTGCTGAAACACCAGATGGATTTAAAGTAAATTTCATCTTACTCATAAGTTTCAACCATCACTTTCTTGTTCCAATCCAGTGGTATCATGGCTTCGATACCCTCTAAAGGAATACCGATTGTGCGCCACTTACGACCAAAGAATATGACTGTTTTTTCTTTCCAGTCGTGCTGGTCTCCTTTTGGAATACCTAAAGTATATTCAGCTTTTTTTCCTGTTAAGTTCACTTGTGTGGTCACATCATCTGTTGATGATGGTGCTACTAGTACATTTTCCACTTGGACTTCAGTTTCACGATAGATAGGATGACCAAAGTCATCCTTTCCATCTTCAATCGTATCCAATAATGTTATTGTAATTCCTTTAATCCGTCCCATAAATATCAATCACCCCATATCTTTGTTTTTTAAGACCGAGACGTTTCAATTCTGAATCCTTGATAAAGAGACCTCCACCAGGAACAAGATAAGACCCGCTGAAGGAATATCCTAAAGCAGATTCAGCCATTTGAGTCATTGGTTCCT